CACAAGGCGTGTGAGGATTACATAGGTGAAGGTACTCCTATCCCTGCCAAGTTCGACTTCATCAAGCCGACACTGGATTCCCTTAACAACAAGAAGGGTGAGAAGATTGTCGAGCAGAAGCTGGGCCTGACCGCTGACCTAGAGCCGTGCAGTTTCTTTGCTAAAGACGTGTGGTTCCGTGGCATTGTTGATCTTGCGATCATAGACAAACAAACTGGGGTGGGTTGGATCATTGACTACAAGACAGGCAAGTCGGCTAAGTACGCTGACAAAGGCCAGCTTGAGTTGATGGCGCTGGCTATCTTCAAGCACTACCCCGAAGTCACCAAGCTACATGCAGGGTTGTTGTTCGTCATCGCGAAGAGCCTAGTCAAGGCCGAGTATGAGTTTGACGCACAGCAACTTCTATGGAGCAAATGGTTGGCTAACTATGCTAAGATGGAGAAAGCATTCGAGGTAGATGTCTGGAACCCCAAACCCTCTGGTTTGTGCAAACGATGGTGCCAAGTAACCGAGTGCCACCACAACGGAGCAAATTGATATGCCATATGTAAATAAACCTCGCCCATACAAGAAAGAGTATGAGCAACAGAAAGCACGGGGCGAACATGCGTCTCGTATGGAACGCCAACGTGCACGTCGCGCAATGGACAAGGCCAGTAAAGATGGCAACAAGAACGGTGTAGCCGATAAGCGCGAAGGTAAAGACGTCGCGCACAAGAAGGCACTTAGTAAAGGCGGCAGCAACAAGGACGGAGTAACCGTTCAGAGCCGTAACAAGAATCGCGCAGCTGGCGGCGCTATGAGCAGCCCAAAGAAAAAACGGTAGTGAAACACTACCACGGAGAACAGTATGGAAATTTTGCAGGATAAAGCAATAATGCTTAGGGTGCGTAATCCTAAGCAGCTTACAACGATCATCCCGAACAGCAAGGAAATATCTGACAACAGGGTTGTAGTTAAGTGGGGCATAGATGAAGTCCACGCGCTTAAAAATCTAAACATAGACGCGCCCTCACCCATTACGAAACAGTACAGCTGGCCCGGCCAGTACACGCCGTTCGACCACCAGAAAGAGACCGCGTCGTTCTTTACGCTGCACAAGAAGTCCTTCTGCTTCAACGAACAAGGCACGGGTAAAACTGCGTCGGCTATCTGGGCAGCGGACTACCTACTGTCAATCGGTAAGATTAAACGTGTGCTGGTTATATGCCCCCTGTCAATTATGGACAGTGCATGGCGTAACGACTTGTTCTCCTTTGCTATGCACCGCACAGTCGATGTGGCCCACGGCAACAAAGAGAAGCGTAAGAAGATCATCAACAGTGGCGCTGAGTTCGTTGTCATTAACTACGATGGCGTCGAAGTAGTAAAAGAGGAGATAGCTGCAGGTGGTTTCGATCTGTTTATCATCGACGAGGCTACCCACTATAAGAACGCGCAGTCCAAACGCTGGAAGACGTTGAGCAAGATCGTCAAGGACGACGACTGGATGTGGATGATGACCGGTACACCCGCTGCACAAAGCCCTGTCGATGCTTATGGCTTGGCTAAGTTAGTGAACCCCCTGTCCGTGCCGAGGTTCTTCGGGGCGTGGAGAGATATGGTGATGCACAAGCTAACGCAGTTCACCTACAAGCCGAAAGAGACGGCCAAGGATACTGTGTTCCGAGCGCTACAACCTGCTGTCAGGTTTACGAAAGAAGAATGTCTGGACCTACCGGACATAATCTACACCAAACGCTTCGTCGAAATGACCCCACAGCAGAAGAAGTACTACGATACACTGAAGAAGCAGATGCTCATGCAGGTGGCTGGGGAAGCTGTGACTTCCGCGAACGCCGCGATCAACATGAACAAGCTACTGCAGATCAGCGCCGGTGCAGTTTATACCGACGAGGGGGACTCGGTAGAGTTCGACATCAAGAGCCGATACCAAGCGTTGAAGGAAACTATCGACGAGAGCAGCCAGAAAGTTCTGGTGTTCGTACCGTTCCGCCACACCATCGACATGGTAACGGCTAGGCTTCGTAAAGATGGCATCACGTCGGAGGTCATACGAGGGGACGTACCTGCGTCTAAGCGCACGGAGATATTCGATGCGTTCCAAAGCAAGCCCGACCCGAAAGTATTAGTGATCCAACCGCAGTCTGCTGCGCATGGTGTAACGCTCACTGCAGCCAACACGATTGTGTGGTGGGGTCCGACCTCTTCTCTGGAGACGTACTTGCAAGCTAACGCACGTATCCACCGTGCTGGGCAGGTGCATAAATGTACTGTGATCCAACTCGCGGGTTCCCCCGCAGAAAAACGTATTTACCGCATGCTGGACGATCGTATCAACATACACTCAGCTATGATAGATTTATACAAAGAAATACTTGACTAACCACCATATGATACTGTACAACAGTTCTACAACGATAAAACGGAGAACAATATGACTGTGTCAGTAGATAAGTTGGTCAATGCGTACGCTAAGATACGCGACAAACGCTCGGAGCTAACCTCCAAATATAAAGAGGAAGAAGGTGCGCTCCGCGAGAAGCAGGACAAAGTCAAGTTGGCTTTGTTATCATACTGCAAAGAACACGAGGTAGACAGTGTGCGTACCGCATCGGGCCTGTTCTACCGCACCGTAAAGCAGCGCTACTGGACGAGCGACTGGGAATCCATGCACAAGTTTATCATGGAACATGATCTCCCTGAGTTCTTCGAGAAGCGTTTAAATCAAACCCACGTACGACAGTTCCTTGAAGAAAACCCTGACCAAGTACCGGCAGGCCTCAATGTGGACTCGGAGTACACCATCTCTGTGAGGAAAAAATGAGCGATATCGAAACGCCGTACATGAACATCAATAAGGTAGCAGACTACTTCAAAGTGTCTGTATCTACCATTCGTAAATGGGTGCACTCTGGGCAGATTCCTGCGGACACCTATCTCAACATCGGCGAAGTTCACCGGTTTCGGCTAGACGATGTTGAAGCAGCCTTGACTGCTGCATCAAAAGAGGCGCAAGTTAGTGCCTCCATAACAACAATAAACGACGGAGAATAGTATGTCAGATATAACATTATTTGGTGAGGGTAATTCCCTTGTAAGCAGTGACCTGTTTAAGTCTCTACAAGAAGCAGATGATAATCTTGCTGGCGGTGGCGGTGGTGGCGGTTCGAACCGTATCAGTCTACGTGGTGGACGTTTCCGTGAGATGGTTAGTGGTGAGCAAGTAAACGTAAACAGTGAAGGCCTGTTGAACGTAATTGTTATTAACGCTGCGAAGCTGTCCCGTACGTACTACGAGGGTGTTTACAGCGCCGAGAACCCTACACCCCCATCCTGCTGGTCTGTTGATACGCAAACTCCTGCAAAAGAAGTACCTGCAGAAACACGTCAAGCGGTTCGTTGCATGGACTGCCCACAGAACATCAAAGGTTCTGGTCAAGGCGAGAGCCGCGCATGTCGCTTCAATCAGCGCATCGCAGTTATGTTAGAGGGTAAGCTCGACACTGTTTACCAACTGCAGCTACCAGCTACGTCAATCTTCGGCGAAGCCAAGGATGGCAAAATGGGTATGCAAGCGTATGCCAAGTATCTAAGAGCGCACAAGACGCCATCTATTGCAGTGGTAACGCAAGTGTACTTTGACGAAAACAGTGACACACCAAAGCTGTTCTTCAAACCAACTCGTCCGTTGACTGAGGAAGAACTACAGCAGGCTGTGGCAATGAAAGATAGCGATGACGCTATCAAAGCAATTACGTTGACTGTGTCCCAAACCGATAAGGTTTCAGTTAAACGTGATGACGGTAAGGTTGCAGATGACGAGATTGATCTCGACGCTGTGCCCGAGCCGGTGAAGGTCGCCAAGAAGAAAGAGGTTGCTGCTCCCTCTGCCGAGGCTGATCTAGCATCTATCGTAGACGACTGGGATGACTGAGGGGTCACTCACCTAGTCTAAGCGATAGATATTCGTGGCGGGTTTGTTCCCCTTTTCAGACCCCGCCACGATACACTTTGGGAGCAGCAGCAATGAACACACTAGATTTTTTAGAAGGCGTACTCAGTAGTACAGGTCACTACTGCGTGTTCGCCGCCAAGAGCAAAGACGACATCCGTATACAGAAGTTCTACGATACCTTTGAGGAAGTAGAACGTGCCGCGCAGAAATTCGACGCAGACGGATTTGACGTATACTTTGCCTTGAGCACATTCGAAGAGCCAACCAACCGTAAAGGCGCAAACGCTCACGAGTTGAAGTCCCTATTCATAGACTTGGATTGCGGACCCTTGAAAGAATACCCTAGCCAGCAGGCTGCAGTTGATGCCCTACGTGGTTTCTGTAAACAACTATCTCTACCTAAACCTCTTATGGTCAACAGTGGACGTGGTGTGCATGCGTACTGGCCCCTTACCGAAGCAGTTTCGGCGAAGGATTGGTTAGTCGCAGCAGAGAGTTTGAAGCAGGCTTGTGCTGACCACGGGTTACTTGCAGACCCTGCGGTTACTTCGGATGTGGCGCGAGTACTTCGCGTACCAGACACACACAACTACAAGGGTGAACCACCCCTACCTGTAGATTTCTTCGGCGTATCTATGCCAGAGCCAGTAGTTCTGTCCGAGTTCGTGGGTAAGCTGGGAGTGCTGTTGAAGCCAGTTTTCAACATCGACCTTGGTAACGACGCACTGTACGACGCGTACGCAGACAACTCCGAGAACGTATTTAAGACTATCATCAAGAAGACTGTTGAGGGTCGCGGATGTGAGCAGCTGAAGTTTATCGCCACCTGTCAAAACGAGGTTAGTGAGCCTTTATGGAGAGCGGGTCTGTCTATTGCGAAGTTCTGCAGTGACGGGAATACCGCAGCGGTAAAGATTTCCAGCAAGCACCCTGCGTACAACGAAGAAGATATGCGTAAGAAGATGGACGAGATAAAAGGTCCGTACACCTGCGCACGTTTCGACGAACTGAATGAGGGCACCTGCCAAAACTGTCCTCTGTGGGGCAAGATTAAATCACCTATCGTACTGGGCAAACGTATTCGGCAGTCCGAAGGCGAGGTCATTGTTACTGCGCCAACACTCAAGGCAGGCGTAAAGAAGTCCGAAGATTTTGAGATACCAGAATTTCCTTCCCCCTACTTCCGTGGTGTGGCTGGGGGTGTGTTCATGCGTAGCAGCAATGCTGACGGAGACATCGAAGAAGACCTTATCTACCACCACGACCTCTACATAACTAGACGTCTACACGACATCGAATTGGGCGAGACATTAGCGTTTCGCTTACATTTACCACGAGACGGTGTGCGCCAATTCAACGTGCCTCTTATGAGTATAACTTCACGCGAGGAGTTCCGTAAGTGCATGTCCAAGGAAGGCGTAACCGCATTTGGGAAAGGCATGGATAAACTAATGGCATACACAACAAAATGGGTGGATGAGCTACAGCGTACGACGGTAGCCTCCGAAGCACACAGACAGTTCGGCTGGGCTGACGATAACATGGATGCGTTCGTGCTAGGTGACAAGTTGGTCACTGCAACAGGGGTCGATTTCAATCCCCCTTCAACTGCAACGGCAGGTTTGATAGGTGCGTTCGAACCTAAAGGTACGCGTGCGAAGAGCCTAGAACTGCTAGATTTCTACAACAAGCCACACTACGAGCTTCACCAGTACGTGGTCGGCGTCGGTTTCGGCTCTCCGTTAATGGCAATCACGGGTCTCAACAGTATGTCCATTCACCTGTATGGTGGTTCCGGTGTAGGTAAGACCACTGCACAAATGGCAGCGCTTGGTATCTGGGGTAGTCCTAGCGAACTAATGAACAAACCCGATGACACACACAACGCTCGGATGCTTCGGGGCGAGGTCATGCACAACATCCCGCTA